GAGAAGGACGCCCAGATCAAGGAGAAGGACGCCCAGATCAAGGAGAAGGACGCCCAGATCAAACAACTCCTCGACATCCTCGCTAAAAGATAAATAATGTAGTTATGAGTGAGAAAATGAACAGTACCAAGTCAACACCCAAGAGGTCGGTACCAGTAACGCCGAAAGCACCTGGTCCGGGTCTTGGCCGTCAAACGCCAGTACCGTCTGTCAAGCGGCCAGGAGGAAAAGTAAAATGATGCCACCGAGGATCAGCAGGGAAAGGGACGCTATGCCCAGACGGTAGAAGATCGACAATCTCCGGATCGTCCTGTCATTGGCCTCGCAGCTGTCCTCTACCATCTGTATTTCCGACAATTTGAGCAGATCAACCTTTCTTGAGTCCCTTCGCCGGGTATTAACCCAGTCGATGACCGTCTTATCAAGGGTGTTAGACGGCAAGTTCCCCGGGAGATAGGTATCGACGTTGAACAGGACCCCGAACAGGATCAGGGCGGCGGGGATTGACAAGGCGATGATCCCGTAAAGGTTCATCCAGAACGCCACACCATTCCGAGTACCGGCCGATATTTGGACTACAAGGAAGCTTATCAATGAGATGAGCGCTGCGATGATCCAGCCAAGTATGGTTATAACTTTCCTCTGTGTGGAATCGATGTGCGCTGCCTGGCTTTCCATGTAGCGGATCCCCTCTGAAAGAGCGTGGTCAACGATCTCCGGATCCATCTTCTCGATGTCAGTTCTGATCATTCCGATTGTTTATAAAGTTTGATATATAACATTGTAAATTTAGCCATTATGAGTGAGAAACCGACAAATTCCAATCTTCCTGACTGCCCGCCTCCCGTGGTTCCTTCGCTCCCGGACGGATCGCAGCTGAACAATCCCGGAGGAGTTACCCCAGCGCCGCCACCAGCGGAAACAAAATGAGTACTATAATGGCGAGATCAATGGCTAACCACATGATGCCAAGCCTGTAGGCATCCCTGATTCGCCCCATGAGGCTGGCGTTCTTATTATACCTTTCTTGGAGTTCCTTCAGCTGCTGGTACTTCTTGCAAGCGACTTGCTGTCCCTCCCTGATGGTAGATAGCCAAGCGACTGTGTCGGGGTGTAGGAAATACGAGGGGGGAGCGCCAGCGGAGTTCAGAGAGGTCCTGTAAAGTGTTCCTTTCCATAATATACACGCCGGAATGGTCAGGGCAATAATCCCGGCGACGGTTAGACATTCGCCTGTAGGATCTCCTTTCCCGGTCAGCTGTGCCGCAAGTATTCCGATAAGTGATACGATGGCAGCGAGAAGCCACCCCATAATTGTCTGGATGATTCTCTGTGTGTTCTGGATTATCGCGACCTGGTTATCGATTTCCTTGTTGGCCTCCTCATAAGCGAGCTCTACGATTCCGGGAGTGAGGTCTTTCATCGGGATGGAAAAAACGTCGAAGGTTTGTGATTGAATCTCGTTCATTTAATTAATGTTTTTCATAAACAATTGTTTCTCTGTAAAGATATGAATTATTTACGATTACAGCCGTTTTGTCCCGAAGTTGTCCCGGTTTTGTCCCGGTTAACTCATTTGCGGTGAGAGACTTGACTCACCGTGGTACCGGGACAAAATCGGGACAAAAAAATCCGAAAATTGACGAAAAATGAGAAAAAAGAAATTGAGTATCAAAGAGTTAGGTCTTGAAGAGTGCCTTCGACAAATCCCTCACTCACCGCCAAATCCTTGTAACGCTCTGAAAGATAATGGTTTAACCCCTTCAGAGCCTCAAAACCGGGACAAAACCGGGACAAACTTAGAAACAAACGGAATTCCTTCTGACACAAGCCTGTACGCATTTTTACAGGAGTTGTCGGAAAGAAAAAAAATGCGTTTCTTCCAACCGATTCCTCTCGTGCATTACAGGGAGTGCAAACTGACCCAGGGACAGGATTGGTTTGTCTACTTCTATGTCATGAATCCGGAAACCGGCAAGCTCAAGCGGGTTCGGATCAAGGTAAACAGGATTCACCCCCTGTCTGCCAGAAAGAAGGCGGCTAAAGAGATGATGACCTTGATTAACCAGCGCCTGGCATTGGGATGGAATCCGCTGTTGGAGACAAAAGCCCCCAAGGCTTTTGCCACGATAACCGACGCGATGGACACGTTCCTGAAGGTGAAGTCGAAGGAGATAGAGCCGACATCAATGAGGAGCTATAGGTCTTATGTCAAGCTATTCACATCCTGGATGGGCGATAATCATATAAGTCCGGACACACCAGCAAGCTCGATAGGGAAGGAGGTCGCTATGTCAATCATGGATGACATAGAGGGGAATATGACCGCAAAGTCATATAACAATTATCTCACATTCTTCAGGAACCTGTTCAACTGGATGAAGAGCAAAGGCTACACCATGGCCAACCCGTTCGATGATATCCAGAAGAAGGCCAGGAGGCTGACCGTGAAGCAGAGGCGCACCTTCTCTGAGGAAGAACTTGCGAGGCTGTGGGCTTATCTCCAGGAGGCCGGCCCTGCGAGGCTTGCCATGTGCATGGTCTGCTACGCGTGCCTTATCCGCCCTAAAGAGATTGTTATGCTCAGGTGCGGGGACGTGGATCTGGAGACAAACGTGATACATATCGATCCCAAGGTTGCCAAGAACGACCATGAGTCCTTCCGGACCATTCCCGAGGATCTTGCGAGGGTATTCCGGAGTTTGGAATTGTCGAATCCCAACAATTATCTCTTCAGCAGAGCACCGGCAAGGGACTTCTCGCCTGGTCCAAGGAAGGAGGACAGCCGGGAGATAGCGCGCTGGTGGAATGACCATGTGCGTCCGGCATGTGGTTTCGGAAAAGATCTTCAGTTCTATTCACTGAAAGACACCGGAATCACGGACATGCTCGGGGAGGGAGTCCCCATTAACCTGGTGCAGCAGCAGGCGGATCATTCCTCGGTGGCCATGACGGCGATTTATGTCGGCAGGCAGGCACAGTCAGACTCCAGGATCCGGAAGGTGGATATCATCAAAAACGATAGTACAGGCCAAGTGTGACTCCTAGACCAGCATGGACATTGCCGGACGGAGTGGCCAGAACGGACGCTCCGGCCGCAACGCCGAGACCCCACCCTCTTCCGGGATCGGGAACATATTCCGGGACGGTGTTGGTTACGGTGATCGTGGTGGTCTTGGCGAATACCAGGAGGGAGTCGAGCGAGGGACCTGCCTTGCCGATTCGAGGACCGGAGACAACCGCCCTGTATAGGCTATCTTCTTGGTACACTTTCCGCTCGATCGCCACATTCACCAAAGCACTGTCGTGCGGGGCCGGCACACTATCGGTCGGGGCCGGCACACTATCGTGCGGGGCCGGCACACTATCGGTCGGGGCTGGCACGATTGGCAGCTTGACCCACACATGGTGTATGACCGTCGAGTCCTTGATTTTCGGCTTCTCGAGCCCGAGCGGAGCGACACTTGAGGACGTGTCCGCTGTCGACACGATCGGCGTTTCCGGCTTGATTCTGGCCGCCCTGCGGGCGTATCCGATACCCAAGGCGAAACCGACTCCCGCTATCAGCAGGAGACCCAGCAAAGTCTTCAGGAAATCTCTCATAATTTATAAAAGCCCGCCCGGCTGGTGACGGGCAACACATAATTAATAACACTAAAACATGTCGACGCAATCACTGCGGCTCGGTTCTCGAAAAAACTATCAAACTATGAAGAAACGCCACCTCCAGCCCTGCGGCATAAGTCTATATTCCATACCTACGCCCCTTGTAGGTCTCGTCAAAGAGCAGCTGATGCCTTTGAGTCCCGACCCTCTTATGGCTGATATGGACGAACGTCGGGTACAGTATCATCTGGTCTATCTCGTTCCAGATCTCCGGCGTGGACTTGGCCAGATGCGCCAGCCGGAACGACTCCGTCTGGCTTCCCGTGTGAATATCAGCCGCCTCACCCTTCATGTGCTGGCTGTTCTTGACACCTCCGACGATCCTGTTTAGCTCCGGACAGCGGTAGCCAGAGTTGACGGTCATCGGCTTCTGGTATAAGTCCCGCAAAGGCTGCAAGACCTTCCTGACAAGGGCGAGGATCGAGTCCCGCACCTCGAAGGTGGAGATCACGTTCCGGATGCCCAGTTTCGCAAGCTTGGCGGAGTTTTCCGGCTTGGTATGCTCGAACTCCGACCAGCTGAAATTCTTACTTATCGTCCCCATCGCTGGCGCCCTCCTCCAGATCCTTCATCGCCTTGAGCCTCGCCAGCCGCTCCTTCCGGATCAGCGTGTCGATACTGTCGTAATCTGCCCCAAGGGCCGGGTCTTCCCTGTATTTTTCGTACCACTTCGATCCCTGCCCCTGGTGTGGCTTGCGGAACTTGCAGCCCTTGTGGACGCACATGTCGTCAAAGAGTGCGGTGCAGGTTGCCTTGAGATTGCCGTTCTCGTCGGAGAGCATCCGGTTACGCGACTCGTAATCCCTGATCGTCTCATGCGCCACCCTCAGCTGCTCGGACAGGGCCTCGTTCGCTTTCTTCAGGGTCTCAACTGCGATGCTCTCGCTTTCAGCCTCCTTGCCCTTGATCTCGGCCTCCTTCTCCCGGCGGAACAGGCGGGGGAACATGAACCTTGTTAGGTCGATTGCTGCGAGGATGCCGCATATCGCCAAAATGATCGCATTCCAGTCCATTATCTGCCCTCCTCCTTTTCAACACGTTTACTCTCCGCAGTAGCCTTGTAGATCTTGTAGAGGAATCCACCGTAGACGATGATGTTGGCGATGAACGGCACCCAGTAGATGCTATCATACTTGGCGGCGGCGTTGCCAAGCCCGCCGCAGGTCAGCATCATCCATACGAACAGGATGAAGATGTTTAATCCGTGAATCTTTGTCATGGCTTTATGTTTTTTGAAGTTAATCGCCCGGGGCAATGAAATCGCTACCGCTTGAGGGATAGAAAGTGTTGCGGATAATATCATACATACCCGCCTTGCCATCGGAATCCCTCGTGACCGGGATAAAATCAGCCACCGACCCGAATCTCATACGATAGAGGTCGCCGACAAAATAAAGAGTCCTTGACCCCTTGTTGTTGACGCAACCGACAAACACATTGTACGCCCCCGTAAACGTCCTCCCGGAGTCATCAGCTACAGCTGAAAGTTCCCCATCGTTGTAGCAGGTGGTCTTGCCCCACATCTTGACACCTCTCACCTTTCCGCGGGGATATGATGTCGGGAAGTATCTTGCCCCGCTTCCCAGACCGGCGAAGACCGAGCCATTGACGACATTATAGGCAGATTGATAACCTATAGAGAAATCATAACGGGCAGAGGTGGAACTGGTGCGACCACCAAATACGGCCACATTGGACAGGTCAGCGACCTTTGAGACCGCCGTAACATCGAAGTCAAGTGTCGGCGAGCCCTTGAATCCAGCGTCGAACCATTGTGCGCCGTTGCAGGTGATATACCCGACGGGGGTGTAGCCTTGCGGCACGGCGTTGGCGGCCACGACCGTGACTGATATGTTACCGGTGACTGAGGCTATGGTTATATCACCCGTGGAGGCGTTCCATGCCGTGGAGGTGACATCCACCCCGGCCATCATGACCGTCACGGAAGTGATGGCGTTTGATCCCAGGGGGACAATCCTGGCCTTATAGGGCGCACCGACAGCGGCTATGGTCTGTGCCCATAACGCCTCGGCGTTGGTCATGTCATAACTGACGGACACCGGTGTCTCGCAGAACCTGATTGTAGAGTCTGACGGTCCGGTTATATCAAGCGTCGCAACACTCCCGAGAACCAACGGATAATTAACGTCATCGTGACCTATTTTAGTGGTGAACGCTACTGGCACGTCCCAAAACACCTCTTTCGTAAGCGTGTATTTGTTACCAGAGAGCATAGATGAGGCTGAGAGCGGAATGTTACCGACGAGGACGGCCTTTATCCTTCCGTTGGCGGCGTAACGGTACTGTTTGAGCCTCTTGTAATACTCGTAAGTGTACATGCCCTCCGTCTCCTCAATAAGAAGTATCAAGTCATCCTTAAACTGGAATGAGTTGTGCTTGCCGGTGAGATACGGGAGGATTGTCCCACTATTGCCGCCTACGAGCCGCCCGGTTACAGTTCCTGTCATATTCTGCGAGTTCCCGTCCGTGAAGGTGTGCGAGTTGAAACCGCTCACGCCGAAAAGCAGGTCATGCAATTTATCTAAACTTCCGTCATCATCCGGGTGGTTGACGATGGAGGCGCACATGGGGCCGTGGACGCACTGTACCCCGGCATGAATGAATTCGCAAAGATACCCGCATACGTCTGAATAGCCGACAATCCACTTGGGGTGCTGCCGGATCGTGTCCTCGTCAACATAATCGACCACCTGCTGGCTCCCGTTACCTCCGCGAAGCGTTATAATCGCCTTCACTGTCTCATCCTCCAAAGCCCTTATAAGGCTCATGGCGGTGGCCAACCTGTCAGCTGTCGGGTCTGCCACATAGTAATCAAGGGTGACCGTCAGCCCCCAACTCTCAAACAAGGTCTGGCCTGCGGTGACATACTCCTGCGTTCCGGCGGAGGATAACGCCACAATGGCAACCTTGTCCCCGGACTGAAGGAAAGCGGGACGGACAGTGTCCATCGACGGCAACTCTCCCAGCTGGCTGATAGCCTCGGGGAAGTCATCACCTTTTATCTTCTCGTCGCTCCCGGTCTTGGAGCGTATCACCTCCGCCGCTGCGGAGAGCATGGATTTGACGCTTTGGTATTTCATAACCCGTTAGTATTCGTTTGTAAGTGTATCCAATGGATAATAAAGCTCAAGCAGGGCTGTGCTGTCACCCTCGTTGAGAGAGTCGATGACCAGATCCCAAACCGCCTTCGCGCATGGATATTGCGAGTCGGTGGCCTCTGGAGAGATGACCACCACTTTGTTAGACTTGACCTCGGCCGTGGCTGAATCCTGCTTCCCGGCGAGCTTGGTCTCAAGGGTCACCCCATTGGAGTCAATGACACCACGCTCGTGGGTCACGGGCAGAACAATATCTCCATTCTTGTCTTTTATGTATCTTATCTTCGGCATAGATCTGATGATGTTAAAGTCACGTCTGATTCATTCTACTGTATAGTCACGTCTGATTCCACTATGTCGCCGAGCAGCACCCTGTCTGACACGTCCGGCGCGTTTGTCCAGAGCCTTAGAGCCCCCTCTTTGTAATGGTAAACCGGGTGATTGATAGCCAGCTCCACGGTCGTGGCGGCCGAGGCCACGCCCAGATAGATGTAGATCTTTTCGTCATCGGTGGTGGGCAGATCCTGGACGTAGGGAGTGTCCGCGTCTATGATGGCCGACCCGTTTGGCTGGGGTGCGCACTTGATAAATACCGGAGCCTTGGGCGTCAGAGCCAAAGCCGCGCCCGTCCTGTTGAACGAGTAGCCGAGAGTAAGGTTGTACTGGGAGTAAAGAGTCGTTGCCGCCGGTGTCCCGTCCGCCTCAAGGATGGTCGTCGAGGCGTAGTAAACTATCGGCCCGAGGGGATCGATCGCCCTCTGGTTGACCGCCCTGGAGGCGGTGGCGTTGGTGGACGTGCCGGTGTTCGCCGGAACCCAGTTCTGCCCGTTGGCCGAGGTGAAGAGAATCCTGTACCTCGCTATGTGGTCAAGGGTGAGCCTTGATGCGTTGTTATACCGCACATTGTAGGCGATTGTATTTGTGTCGTTGTCAGTGCCGTGGCTGATCCACACCCAGTATGTACCATCCCACATGTAGGTGGTGTACCGATTAGCGTATCCGGCTATGTTACCGTTGGATGTGTAGGCGGCTGCGTTGTACCAGATGCCGGCCGCCCCTGTGTTGTTGACATTGAGCGTCGGACTTGCCCCGGTGTTCGTGGCGGAGAACTTGACCACGATCATAGTCCCGACCAGCGGCTTGCCTGCCGACAGCGGGAACGTCTCGACCGTCACCACCTTGGCCGCGGTCGCTGCCGCCGTGCCGCAGGTGCCGAAATAGGCTCGGGGGTACGCCTTCCGTATCCCGGCTCCCACTGCCTCAAGGTCAGCGCCACGGACAACCTTATTCTCCTTAGCTACCGCCATCGTCTCACAGGTTTAGCAAAGCCGTGACCTCGGCCGATGTCAGAGCCTCCAGCTCATCCTCTGTTACATAATTGGAAAGATCCACATCGCCACCGAGAGCATCCCATGTGGTGCCGTTCCATGCCCAGTTGGTTCCGGCAGGGACATCGCCGTAAGCCGCGGTCACGTTCCAGGTGTCACCGGTCTGGTTACCTGTCGAGGGGAGGTCGGCGTAGGTGGCCTTGGTCCCCTTGTATTTCAAAACCGAGGACACAGCCGCGTCCACGGCTGCCTTGACAAAGGCGGTGTTCGCTATCTGCGTGGTGTTCGTCCCCGCGGCGGCAGTAGGGGCTGTAGGAGTGCCGGAGAACGCGGGGGAGGCCTTCGGGGCGAGACCGCTTATGTCCTGATGCTCTTGCAAAGCCGAGTCGGCCTTCCCGAGAGAGGTCCGGACAGCTTCCGACATGTCCGTGGAAGGAATTCCGGTGCCCGGTTTCTGATAGGCTGTCGACCCGGCGGAAGCTCCGCTCCTTATTGCGGCCAAGTCGCTGATGACATCCTGCTTTTTGGTGTCGGAAGGGTGCCGGTGGTCGCCCCTCGCGAAAGAGGTTTCCGTGCCCACGGCAGCTGTCCCGTCCATCTGGGGCGAGGTCGAGGATGCGGCCGCTCCCTCAGGCACGTCTTCGATCGTGATGAAATGCGAATCGTTATCGAGGTCGGATACCTTGGAAGGGATGTTCGGCTTGTGCAGTATTTGGGCGTCACCGGACTCGGCATCCCAGTCCGCATTGACGTTCGGCTTCGCACCCGCGGTGATTCCGGCCAGCTTGTTTTTCTCCTGTGTGGTGAAGTCATTGGACGACAACCCCTTCCCCGTTTCCTTTTGGACAAACTTCTCTTTGATCAGTTGTCCGATCATTGTTAAGTCGTCACCGTGGACGACCTTGTTCTCTTTTGCTACTGCCATTTTTCTTTATCATTTAGATTCCTAACAAATCAATTATCTCCAGATTGGATAGGTTCTCGTCGCAGGTTATCCCAAGGTTCTCCTTGACCTGGTCCTTCTGTGCCTGAGACAGCGTCTGCTCCTTATTCCACACCGTATCCGAGTAAGGGTTGAAATCCGCCCCAGGCGGATCTATCTCACCGAGTTCCTCGCCCTTCATAACTACATCTTCCAGGTACTCGTATACCCCGCCGGATGTGACCGGCTTGCGGCCCCCAGCCTTGGGTGCGTTGTCCAGGTCGAGGTACTTGTTGTCAAGCTTGTGGACGGTCGTGCCTGTGTAAGGCAGTCTCGGTGTGTGGGTACCGTCGCCGTTGTCAATAAACGGGACAGCACCATCTGCCGTGACCGGTGCCGAGGAATACAGGGCGAGGCTTCCGGCCTCGTCAATCCGGGGGAAGGCATCATGGCTGACGTTTATCTCGCCGGCGCCCCCGTCCTGCCAAATGGTGACTTCGCTTATACGATCTCCCTGTGTCCACACTTGGATTGACCACCCATCCCCAACATATTGGTGGAATATTGGGGAAACCCGCTCAAGTTCCCATCCGGTCCCTTCTATCAGGAATACAGGGGCTCCGTTACGGACCTCCCAGGAAAGTACTGGGGAGTCGGCGAATAAGACCGATATCTCCTCCCAGTGCGTGCGGTTGCGCACATAGGAGTCTGAGTCGGGATTGTTCTCATTCCAGGAGGATTGCACGTTCTTCTCTGCCCCTTCCTCTATTCCTTCCAGTTTCTCGGTGTTGGAGCGGACCTGCCTCACAAGCGCTGCCGGTACAGTGTCCATACCGATATCAACAGATTCCACATCGACATTGATGTGGATATTGACATCAGTGACGGGCTGACACTCCTCCTGCGCCGGGGTGGCTTGCTCATCGTTGCAGTTAAGGAATCGGAGCAATCCTCGGCGAAAAGCCCTTTTCGACCTGTGATCCTCCGTGGTCCAGGACAGCTCCACACCATATGTCTCGATACGCACTCTTCTTCCCGGCACCATCGCCGTGACAACACTGCCGTCAACCGAGATCAAGTGGAGAGGAAGACGCTCGGACATATCCCTGTCCCTGACCAGCCACACACGAACGTCGGTGGCTCCGGTCATGGCATAGCTCACATAGGCGTCGAGATCATCGTCCCACACACTTACATGAACATTCAACGGGAAATCATTCCCTCTCACTATATCTGCCGACGTTGCCATTTTACATATTAGGTGTTTATCTCATCCGTCCCGTCGCCGATGTACTCCGACATAAGGGTTCCGGATGTAAGTGTCAACGCATAAGTGTCACCGGTCGCTTGAGAAGCGCTGATCGTCACAGCATAGATCTCCTCCTCTTGCGAGAGTGCGGATATTGTCTTATCCGGCAACGATCCAGAGGCGGTGCGTTTGACGCTGCCGCCGGAATCGAGAATGTTCAGCGAGTAGGCAAGGGCGCTCACCGTAGCTTCGGCGCGCCCACGGTTATTGTACACCACTTTGAAATCGAAGCGGATCTTCCCACCGATCTGAGTGGCGGCCAAAGCTGTGATAGCGAAGCCATAATCCGGCTTTGGCATCTTGGCTTGGGTGTATTGCACAACGGCCGTTACAGTGTCTCCATTCCTGTCCAGGGCTTGCAGGGTTACGGTTCCGCTTCTGGTAGCAATGGTGGATGTGTTCTCGGTGAATGAGGTGACAAGACGACCATTCTGTATCTCGGCGGTATCAAGAAATCCCGATACTGACTTTACCGTCAAAGAACCCTCGGAGATTCCTGAGGAGGAAATCTCCGGAGTGTTGTCAGAGGTTATGTTAGGCGGTACAGTGACAGCTCCTGGAGATACTGATATGGAGCCCGAATCGTGGATATAGGTTCCCAGAATAGTCTTGCTCGCCAATATGTTCCCGTTATAGGAATTGGTCGCCGTCAGAACCACATCAGACTCATCGGCGGATGTCGTGAGCCTGACAACGCAAGACAATCCATTCGGGATTATTGTCGCGGGGCCGGTAACACTCCAAATGACACCACGCTGAGTCGTGGCAGATGGCAAGAAGGAGACTGAGTATTCCGCCTCGTTGGCAGTGTTCTCTATCGAGTCTGCCCCGTTGATTGTCATCCCGGTGCACGGGATGTCTGAGGAAGACCATCCTTTTTGAGATAGTGTGAATTCGGTTGATATGATGTCCCCATTATTGTCAGATCCGGAGATCGTCACGACAGCGGTTCTGGCCGTGGTGGAGTTGTTCGCCTCGAACGACAATCGTACACGTGGATAAGTCCCGCTGGTGTCGACCGTCACACCCGTCAGCCAGGATGATACTGAAGATGCGGACAGGGAAGATATATCCATGTTCTCGCAGTCGATAACGACTGATGCTGATGTCTGAGCCGCCGCGACTGAGAGATCCTCGGCACTCATGCTCCCAGGGTCATCCCCGGGGTCGGCGGGACTGACGGTCACAAGGCAATGCGCGGCAAAACCTCCGTCTGCGGTCGTGACGGTAATGGTCGCCGTCCCTTCGGAAAGGGCTGCTACAGTGCCGTCTTGTGTCACCGTGGCCACTGATGGGTTGGAAGATGACCAAGTCACAGACTTGTTCGTGGCGTTGGAGGGAGACACATTCGCGGATAATTTCGTGGTGTCACCCTCTTTCAAGGACAACTCGCTCTTGTTAACTGTCACACCGGTGACTGCCACACTTGCTGAAGTGACAGTGACGGCGCACTGGGCGCTTCTCCCTGACCCGTCCGTCGCCATGGCGGTGATCATTGCTTGTCCCGGTGCTTTAGCCGTGACCTTGCCATCCTGTGACACAGTTGCCACGGAAGTGTTTGATGACGACCATGCGATGGCTTTGTTGGTGGCGTTGGGGGGAGATACGGAAGCGATAAGGGTGTCGGAGCCTCCTACCGATAAAGACATGGTGTTTTTATTCAGAGTCACACCAGTGACGGCGACTTGCTGGCTGCTTGTTCCCAACTGAGAGAATGATAGCCCGATCTCCCAAGACCCAGATTCTGACAACTTGATATAGATTGGATTCGCGGTGTTCCCCAGGGTTCTGCTGTAGGTCTCCTCATTAGCGGAGAGTGACAGATACACTACAGCGTCACCTGATCCCGTGATCTGCGTTCCGCTCACAGAGGCGTTCCCGCTTGTCACTCCGCCGCCGGTCACGTAGCCATAGTACTGCGACATTTGGAAACTGATCCCCCAGCCCTTGCCGGATTCGTCGCTGACGACGATAGGGACGTTCTGCGCCGCCGCACTGACAAATTTGGGATAGGCGAAAGTTACGGGAATGTCCTCACTGAGCTGGAAGTACTGGTCTTTCTCCCCATATGTGAAGATGAACGATCTGGTTACGGGCGAGTATCCTTCTTTGGAAACGGTTATAGTCACGTTTTGGCCTTCTCTTATCAGGATGCCGTCGAAGTATTCGACAGCGGTGCCATCTATTTCAAGAGAGATGGAGGGGGAGTCAACATTAGAGGTGACCGACAATCCGTAAGAGGGTGCCGCCTCAGCATGATATGTGACGGTGATTGTTTTGGTGTCGAGGATGTCGCCATTGTGAGAGCTTACGGCCTTGATCGTGACTTGGTTACCCTGGGCTCCGTTCTTGACGGTAAGCTGTCCCGTGGAGCTCAAGGATGCGTAGGCCGCTCCTTCCACAAGCTGCCATACAACGCCTCTTTGAGTAGTGGATGCCGGGTTGTAGACTATTCCGAACTGGGACTCGTTCCGGTCGTTGTCAACAACACTTTCACCTACGATCTCAATGCTCTCGACCGGAATTGAGATTTTGTTTATGATGGTGTTGTTCTTATTGCTGTAGTGCCACTTGAAAGTCAGCTCGCCGACCTTCAAATCAGTAACCGAGGGATTTGATTCATCGACAACAATCAGCCTCTCAGTACCGTCCGCCTCTCTGACATACCTTTCCCTGGAAGACAGGAATCCAAGCCAGAACTCGGCCTCGGCTGCCCCGCCGATATGCCCGGAGTTCTGCTCCATGGTCTTTGTCGAATCGTTGCTCACCTCTGTCTCCACTCCGGATGTGACGAAAGTGCCGGTCTCGCTCTCGATCGAGCGACTAAGCTCGCCGGATGCGTGTATATATTCCCACGCACCCTTCGGATTGACGAATTTGTAGGTTATTCTCTCGACACGGTCGCGTGAAACGATGAACTTGACAGGGTTTCCTGTCCGGGAGTTGCCGGTATTGTCTTTATGCTCGATCCAGATTGAATATGAGACAATGTCTGAGTAGTACTGAAGACTTCTGGCGAAAGACCGGACAGCGGTGTGGGAGACGTCAATACCGTCACCGGTTTTTCCGGCGAGATCCTCGAATTGCCTGGTGAGGATTGAGTTGTCAGCGAAAAGGATCTGAATCATCGCTTTCTGGCTCATCGCCTCGGGGTCGGAGATGAAAGTAAGGATTTCAGCCGCGCCGACGTAAGTGTGGCGTTCCGATGGACCTGTTGTGAGCCAGGAAGAGAAAAGATCCGAGGAAGCCTGTCCCAACCTACGACAGAAAAGACACCTGGCGGTGTGAGAGGCATAAACCCCGTTTTGCGAGACTCGCACCGTAACCTCGGATGCGTCTATCCTGTTGCGCTCGGTTGACGTGCGCAGAATCTCTCCTATAGGGATGATCGCCAGTCCGTTGTACGTGTCAACGGAAAACGTTGCCAGGGCGGAACCGTTTACCGAGACTTCCACCTCGATAGCATTAGTCAGGTCTGTTGACCCGACGGCCATGATATCGCTCTCGTCGGCGAAATATAGGTCTTTTGGTTCCTGGATGAATATGCTGGTCTGGCTCATTAACCTGGTTATTTGTTACGCGAAAATACTGTCTGGGGAGTGGCTTGAAAGGACATCAAATCTCAACAAATTCGCCTGATACCTCAATGTCGTCTGATGCGGCCATCGCGGTGACAGAGAGCCGTTTCACCACCCATTTGCGGCCGGCAAAATAGACGGGAGTGTACAGACGGAAGGAATGGAGATCAGAGGGGGAAAGATTGACCGTAGTCTTCACCAACTGTCTTCTTCTGGCCATCCATTCGGCATAGATCTGATGATGAGCCTCATACAGTTGCTCTGGAGACAGCCCGTTCCGACCAAGGAGAGCCTTCTCTATCTCCACGGCTGGAAGGAACTGGTCATGATCCGTCATCTGACAAAAGAGATTGTCGATGATGCCGACATAGACCTTGCTGTCCCGCCCTTCTGAGACTGATCCTGGATCCACCACCGGTGTCATCCTGTAGGTCGCGTCGGCTTCCGTTGGCCACATCCCTGATCCATGATGTGGGAAAACCTTCTCCGGAACACACCGTACCAGCTCGAATGAACATGAGTTGTCGAACGACTCCGAATCCTCATCCTCGATTTCCAGGGAGACCGGCTTCGCGTTTTGGTAGATCACATCGCAGTCGAAGACGATCGGTGCAGAATAGCCGGAAGGGACCGGAGTCTCATACGCGAAATCGTATGACCTGCCCGAGAACATGTCTCCAGTTGTCGCGTCAAACACTATTGAGTAGAGTCCGGTTCTCGCAAGTGCGTTCAGAATGATGGCCGGATTGAAGGTGCCATTCGCTCCGGCCTCCACATAATTGGTTGATCTGGAGTCAACCGATGGCCGGGAGGCCTTCTCGTCGCTGTTGCCGAATCCGAACCTGTACGAAGCCGCGGCCTGGATTTCGGCCGAAAAACGGTCGGAGACCTTACCCCTCCAGTCCACAGGGTCGCTCTCCAGGACAGATGCGTTCCGTACCATCCGGAAAGTCCCTTCCTCCATGTAGAATGAGCAGCACAACATGGAGGCGATCCCTCTTAGCAGTTCGGCGAATGTGATGTCAGGCAGGAAAGAGGCCAAGTCAGTAGTCCTGGATGTCCTTCTTCTGGAACCTGTTCTCTCCTGTGTGGAGGAATAAGACGGGGTCCTGCTTCTTGTTCTGGACGAAATTCTGGAGCCATCCCTGGAAGCGACTATTCTAGAGGATGTGTTCCCGGCGACCACGTCTCCGCTGATGTATTCATGGTAGCGTCCAAGTATGGAGATGGTTTCCAGGAGAAATTGCAGGTCGTCCGGGGTCTTTAACCCCAGCCACGCGATGATGGCGGATATTGGAATGGCGGGAAGAAATGACTGATAGTCATAACTCTTGCCCACGGTGGAATAGTTCCAATATTTTACCCATAGATTATCGTCCGCGGCACCTTTTAGATATGGTTGCATCGCGACGTTATTGTTCCGGATGACAAGCGGTGCACGGAAGAGGGTGTCATTCCTTCCGGGAAGGTTGTCAGTGGAGAACTCCAGCAGCTGCTGATCCCAGATCTTAGCCTCCAGATCAGGTATCTTGCCGGTGAAGGTGTACAACAGGTTCCCGTCTTCGATTCCGTCATAGATCAGATTGCCATACATGAACGGGACGCCTCCTATCCACACAGAGGCCGAGAGCTGTTGGACAAGTGGAGGACGCATAAGCACGGGGATGTATCCGAATTTCTCCCTGTTGGTCGGGGACGGGGGGAATGAAATCTGTGTGCTGAACGCCTCCGGGAGATGTCCACTGTCAAACATTGGGTTGCTCAGCTCTATCTGGAACTCATATCCAGGAGTCAAGTCGAGCTCATTGAAGTCAGAAGTAAGAATCCTAACCATTGTATTGCCCTCTCTTCTTTGCCCTATTGTATTCCTCGGTCTTCTCGATGATGCCATTGCGTCCGGTCATTGACACGTCAGCCTTGATGGGTTTCGACAGCCGGTCATTCAGGACGGAGATTGCCTCAGCCAAGGTCTCGAGAGTCCCATTCGCCGCAGTGGCCACGTTCGGAGTCGAGGCGGGGGGAGGTGACTGGACATATCCTCCGGACTCTCTTCCGATAGGCGATGACAGGGGATAGATGGCCTCGAAGTTCAGGTCCTTCAGCCTTCCGGCCTGGCGAGCTGTCTCGATGGTGGCCAGCATAGGACGCAATGTCGGGTTGTCGAGTCCCGCTGCGGGGATCACGTATTCCCCGCCGTTCTCCCCGACCAGGACGGTGGGTGATGAGATGAAACCGCGTTTGTCCGGGGAGAGCCTTGCCTTGAACCGCTTACCGTCCTGTTCGCGCCTGGTGTCTATGAATCCTCCAGCCTCCTTGCCCGTGATCGGTTGCGCGGCGATCAGCGCTGTCTGGGCGGCTCCCATGGCACTCATTATGGCGGCCGGGGCCAGCCCAGCGGGGAATCCCCACTGGGCGAGGGTCTTTGTCACTCCAAGAGCTGTGTTGATGATGGACTGGATGATGTTCATGCTCTTCTCCCTCTTGGCTTGCTTCAGCTTCATCTCCTCCTGTCTGGCTTCCGCCTCCGCCTCCATCCGCTCGACCTCGGCGTTGTACTGTTCCTGAGACACAAGCCCTGAGTCAAGTCGGTTCTGCAGGGCCTTCTTTTCTTTCTCCTGGTTCTTCTGGTATTCCTGGAACTCCTTTTGCTCCTTGGCGTTGGTGTTGGCAATCGCCTTGTTGGCCATCTGGAACCCGACGTTGGCCGCCTCGCCGATAGCCGTCAAGGCGGATTCCAGATCCTCGGCCTTGAGTTTGCCCTCTTTGAGATTTTCAAATAGTTGTGTCCATTGGGATTGAGAGACACCGAGGAATGTGCCACCGCCGGTTCCGCCAAACATTCCGGCCTCATTCTTGGCGTCAGTAACCAATAACTCATTTATCTTTGTCCGGACCTCCTCGAGTTTTAATAGATATTTCGTAAGAGTCTCCTCGTCGAATTTTAGGCCGTTCAAACCTCCGTTTTTTACTAAGAGTGATAAATGCTCTTCTTGTTTTTTCAAATAAGTTAAATCCGCCTTTACAATTTCCTCATTCATCTTTTTTGTTTCATAGGCGGATTGACCAACATTGAGGGGGTCTTTGGCTATATTTTCACTATACTCTCTTTTTATTTTTTGGATTTCTAACTTATGCTGACTTTCCTCAAGGGCAAGTTCCCTGTCTATAGCCTCTGTCTGTATCTTCAACAGATTATTCCGATGCTTCCGATAAATTGCCTCGATAACCTCGGTTTTATTCTCGTACAGCAACTCGGTTTCTTGGAATTTCTTCACCTCTGCTTTGAATCGCGTATCCTCTTCGAGAAGCGCAGATCTGGTTTTGTTCCTCTCTGAAGATGCAATTATGGCGGCACCTTCTTTAGCAAGTTCAGCCTCTGCTTTAAGGTCTTTTTTCCGTTGCTCGGTGATCTTATTCTGAAGATCAGCCTCCAGTTTAGCTCTATCCGCCCCTTTGTCGATATTAAGAGCGAGTCTTGCTGTTAGTGCGGCGACCTCTAGTTTGTACAATTCCCGTTCGTACTCTTCTTGGCTTGTGATCTGTCCATCATTGAATCTTTTTCGCAATTCAGCTAAGGCGGCCAGATATGCCTCGTCGTTTGATAACGACCAACTTGATTTCTTCTTACCGCCGCCGGATCCACCGGAATATCCTCCCTTATTGGAATTACCAGGGCTACCGCCCAGGGACTCCTCTATGAGTTGGTTCTGGAAATTGACCGCCTCCCTGCCGAGAGCCGCCTTGGCGTTCCTCAATTTGCGCCTCTTTTTGAAACGGATCCACGAGGTGTTGTCCAGCTGCTCCTGAAGGCTGGCCGATTGCGAGTCAATGTATGCCGCTACGGCCTCCGCTCCACCAGTCTGGTAGGCGCTCTGTAAATTCTCGTTTATCACGGCGGCAGCCTTCATTATCCTGAATGACTTTGAAAGGAGCGCCACTTGGTTTAGGAGATATGTGAAACTGTTGATGACCCATTTGATCGGCCCCTTGGAGCCGGAGAGGGACAGTATCAGGCCTTCCCAGGCGGACTTCAGCAATTTGACCGACCCTTCCACAGTGTTCAGCCTCTCTTCCGCTATCCGTCCGAGGGAGCCGTCCACATCTTCGAGCGCCGCCCTGAGCTCAAGGGCGGAGTCGGCTCCCTGAAGGAAGGTGTTGAACGCCGAGACCGAGCGTCTGTCGGTGAGCTCGAGTGTGGCGGTTAGGTCAACGCCGCGGGCGTTCAGCTTCCTGAGCCCGTCGATAAGTTCCGGGAACGTCCTGACCGGCCCGCCGAGGGCGGTGGCCAGCTTGCCGTTGGCGTCGGCCAGGTTCAGGAGGATGTTTCTGGTAGCCGTGGCGGCTGTGGACGCGTCGAACCCGGAGTTAGCTAGTGTGCCAAGGAGGGCGGTCGTGTCCTTCAGGGTGAAACCGAATGTCTTGGCCACCGGCCCGATAGTGGACATGGCGCTTTGCAGATATCTGAAATCCAGCGCGCTGTTGGTGGTCGCCGTTGCGAGCGCCCCAAGGGCGTCCTTTGTCTGCGAAGTGGAGAGTCCGAACATCCTCAAGGTCGCTCCGGCCAGTGACGCTGCCTCGGACAGGTCGGCGCCCACTGCCGTAGCGAATTGTAGCACTGGCTTCTGCATGTTCAGGATGTCGGACTCCTTGAAGCCCAGCTTGGCCAGCTCGGTCTGGAGTTGTGTTACCTGAGACGCCGTGTATTCCGTGGTCGCACCCAGCTGCCTAGCGGAGTCCGTCAGCACCTTTATCTCCTTGACGTCCTTCCCGATGATCGTCGCGAGGTTGGCGTTCGCCTGCTCGAAGTCGGCAATGGTGCCGATAGCCTTGGAGACACTTCGGACGGCACCGGCGACCGCCGCTATAACTGGTACTGTTGCAGCCTTGATTTTGGATAGGCTCTGGAGAACACCCCCGGTCGCCTTGGCCTGGTCGGACAATTCTTGGAAGCGCTCCCGGGTAGCTTTGAGCTCCCGGGTCAGCTTCTTCCATTTCTCTGATCCAGGATCCGTGTGCTTGAGCTCGTTGTTCAGAACTTTGATGTGGCGGGACAGCTCAGCCATGTTCATCGTCCCCAGCTTCTGTTGGCGGTAAAGGGACTCCAGTTTCTGCCTGGCTTTGTCCAGGGCGGCGTTATTCTGTGCTAGTTCCTTGGCTTTCTTCTTGTACATCTCGGTCTCCGCCTCGCCCTCCTTGACCATCTTTTTCAGCTCGGCATTTAGATCCTCCACCTGTTTGGTGTAGTCTTTGATCTCCTTTTTCTGTTTCTCGACGGTCTTCTCGACGGCTTCCTGTCCCTCCAGCAGGAATTTTACCCGGAGGTCAGTGTCAGATATGCGGTGTGCCATAAAGCAATCATTTTATGGCACAAAATTAGCCGCCCGAAGGCGGCTTAAAAGGACAAGAATCAGTCTTTATCTGATTCGTTTCATCTCCATCGCCCCCCCATCCTTTATATATTCCTCTAATGAGGCGGCCACGTACTCGAAGCACTCGTTCGCCCTGATTCTGGCTTGGTCGAACACTTTTTTATGGTTGATTAGCCATTGAGGTGTCCTGTTAAAGCTGTCATCGGATTTCGAAAGTGGACCAGAATAAATCAAATAACCGCAATCTACATCAATATCTCGGAAAACCAGATCCACAGATCCGGGAAAAATAACAAGATCAATAATGAGTGACAGAGTTCCCCTTTTCCTTCCGAAATCAAGATTCTCAAATCGTCCGAAGTAGGTCCTTTTATATTCACCGCTGGTAAACCATTCGTTGTTGAATGAACTTGAGTGATATTCTACTTCAGGGAGAGTGTCACCCCATAAAGAAAAATAATCCCAAATCTGTGATCTTGTTTTTTCAGGGATGCAATATGATCGATGAATCTCTAGTGGCTCCGGATCATTCTTCACTTTATTCTTCCGGTAGCCCTGTCCGGCTGCGGGATAAACGCACATCGCCACCAAGGCGGCGGCGACAACTATATGAAGGATTCGTCTCATCGCATATACGGATTTGCATTTAGCATAGCAAATCCTAAGCCATAAACAGATAGCCTATTTGTTATAGATACTTGTTCCGTGGCAGTTTTTGAACAATTTGCCACTTCCACATGGACATTTATCTTGAAGATTATGTGCAAGATTGATTGCCCTTTGTTTAAGAAGAGAGTTATTCTGGTTAATCTCGTCAACATAGTCTATTCTTTGTAAAGAAGGAACCCTAAATGTCATCACAGTGCGTCCTCCATAATTGGAAACGGAAAAATCTCCCATTGTAATGATGTTCATCCCTATTAACATTCCAATCCTTGAGTCTACTGATAACTCCTCGCATTCGGTCACCAGAGCGATCAAAGAGATATCTTGATTGTTGAGAGTTATTCTTACCCTGTAAACAGGAGAATCCATTTCTCCTCCCACCCCTCGGACTTTGGTGTACGAAACAGCCTTAAGACCAAGTGCTTTTGCGGTAGTTTTGGTAATAACCGAATTAGTGGCGCCGGTATCCCAAATACCGGATGTGTCAATAACCGATGATGAAACGGGGTCTTCAATCTTAACCGGAGTAATTATTGAATCGGCGATTCCGGATGCGTAGTTGGTAAGAGCATTGACAACCATAAACTAAACAAAAACTACTCTAGAATGAAAAGTTTGAGTGAATGCACCTTCGCCTTCAGTACATTCTTGCACCAAAAAGGATCCGACCTCAAGTCCAGAGTTAATCGCTTTTGTATACGCATCCTCAAAAGAATCCCCAGTCATAATAATGGAGCGATCCTTTATTATCACGAATTTGTCCGGATACATACGGAAAATCTCATCATGGTGAGACTTAAAATATTGAAAATCTAATGCGAGATTATTATCCATATCCATAATACTTCTGCAAATAAAGCAAAAAGTGTGCTTATACACAAACTTATTTCTCCAGCGCTGATGCGAAGGTTTCTGTCAGTGTGTCCTCTAGACGGCGAATGATGGATTTGTATGTGCCGAATATGAACCGGTTGTGAATCCGGTAGTTCTGGGGAGTGATTTTGGAGCCATGACGAATCTGCCTGAGATCCAGGTATCTCTCGTACAGGACATGATGGTAAACCATGGCCACTGTCTTCCCTCCCTCGGACTCTAGGTTTATACCGCGGCCGGAATACAGACGGCCAGTATGGAACTGCAACTGTCTCCTTATGGCGTTCCCCTGACGTTTGAGCATTTTGTTACCCTCGTCCTCAAGAATCTCGGAGACATCCTCCACGAACCTTGACTTGACATCCATGGCTTATTCGAATGACAGTTCAATGCTCCAGCCGGACCAGCCGCCAAACAAGGATGCCTCCGGAGTGATCTGGGCGGAGGATAGTGACAGTCCGGAGACCAGGTTGCAGTCGTTCCCTGAAGTGTCGTCGGCGATCTTGCCTAGGATGGCGTCTGCAATCAACAGGAGTTTCCGGTACTGGACATTCTCAAGATCCATAGTCTTGTCAAGCCCAAGACCTTTCTCCAGGACAAAGATGGCCGTCCCGATGTAGTCCCGGTGGTAGTCGGAGTTTCCTGTCTGGTTCTCCTCCGGACGGGCGATGAGCACCTGGATCCCGGAGCGGTGCGCCAGCTTGGAGGTGGCGTCGGCCTGGGCGGTGGTCATCAGAGGCTCAATATAGACGGTGTCACAATCATCGAACACCGTCATCTTGAACTCTACCAGGTACTCAGTGAGCTTTAGCAGCTTTTGCAATCTGTTCATCACGTCTTCGTTCCTTATAATTGTGCCACATTATCGCGAGAACCGACATAAGAGGCTCCTCATCCACCCTGTCGATGTTCCCTATTGTGTTTTCCTTCGCCAGTTCAACGAGCATATCGTTCCACCCGAATGAGATCCCGGTAGTCTTCCCGTCACCGGTGAACAGCGCCGCCAGCTCCACTGATTCGCCATCAATCTCTATCGTCCCGTTCTGAAGATACCTCAAGCAGTTGGAGAACCACATCATTATGAGGTTTTTCCTCCAGGGCTGAAGTTTTCTTGCCCTCCGGATATGCCTGGAGGCGTTCCTGTTGTCGATTCCGGCTACTTTCCGCCCCGCCCTATTGGCCCTTTGGGAGCGGGTCCGGTACAGGAACGCTATGGTCTCGTCAAGGTCGGCCACATCCTTTGTCCCGTAGAACCTGTTCACGGCCGCGGAAGCGTGCCTGAACTCCCCGAAAGTCAGGTCCTGCAGCAGGTCGGCCGGGCCGTGGAGTCTCCGGATCCCCGACCAGGCCGTCGGCATCGGGTTGGAGAAGGAGTCGTATGAGAGTGTGGATGTGTCCCCGTTGAAAAGGAATCCCAGAAGGTTCTCGCAGAGCAGGAAGACATTCTCGGCCTTCCGGTCCAAATTGACGGAGCCCCTGATGTCGTCGATGAGTCCCCTCAAGGTGCGCCTCACTCCCAGGAGCATGTACAACACCCTGACGTTGAAGTCAAGTGGAGACAGGCCGCTCCGGACGCAGAGGTCAAAGATCCTGAATGTCTCCCTGACCTGCCTCGGGGTCATCTCATCCCAGGAGGACGGTACCATGGCGGATCTTCCGGTGCCTTCTATCTCGACAGTGATCATTCCGTGGTGAAGAACTTGTTCATCCTGCAATTGTCCGGGATGAGCTTCGGCGCGGTTTTCTCGCCGGAGAGCTCCTCGGCAAGGTGATCCAGCGCATCATCTATCTCCCTCTTGAGGTTGCCAAGGTACCAGTCGATCTCCTCGATGGTGGCGGCCCTGTTTGCCCTGTTACCCTGATAGGTCGGCGAGAACCGGCGGGCTATCTCCAAAGGGAAGACCTCAAGTGTCCAGCGGGTCCCGGCGGTTGCCACGGCGGAGAGGATGGCCGCCCTGCGGGCGAGCCGTAAAGCTGCCTCGGAGGCTGTCCCGTCAGCGATCGAGTCCCATGCGTCCCCCGCGAACGGGGCGAGCAGGGCCTTCTGGCGCTCGATGACAAGCGGCTGGAGCATGTAATAGACATAGTAGCTTCCGTCGATGGGATAGACTGCCTCGAACTGGGTAAGATCCTTCACGATCGACTCGGCCAGCAGCGCTTTCCTGGAAGAGTTGACCCATGGATCCACCTGGTTTTCTTCCAGGTATCCGTACATGGCGTCGAGAGCCCTGTAATAGCGCTCCCTCATGGCCCTGTCATCGCGGTCTATCTGCCACTCGAAAGGGGAGCGCTCGTTGTCGTCCATCTTGACCTTACGGCCTGTGGCTTCGTGCGACACTGATGTCAGGACGGCATGGCGCATTATGGCCAGGCTGGCGATAGGCATACGGATAGCTTCCGCCAGCCCAATGTCCTCGGCGGTCTCGTAGGCCTCCTCGGCGGCCTCCATTACCTCCTGTCCTACAAGCTTGCCTATCTCGGCGGTGGCGAAGCGTATCTCAGAGGCTATGAGATGGAAAGGCGAGGACGCGTACCACTGGCCTGTCAGCAGCTCAATCTCTTTGGAGCCGTCGTTATTCCTGTTGAACAATCTTACCATATCTACTGATTCTTTACTCTTGCTGATGATGTCGTGGCGTCCTCGGCGGCCAATTGCCTGTGGTAGAAACCAAGTTTCAGCCCCTTGCCGGGGAAGTTGAACGCTATTGCCTGGTTGACCGGCTCCAGTATGGTTTGTGAGGCTATCTCGGTGTCAGAGAGCAGGAACAGCTTGAAAGCATACAGCAACTCCGATCCGCTGGCGAGCTTGCCGTTGACCATCACATTCGACAGCGACGGGTGCAGACCCATCCCTGAGGTTATGGCCGATGCCGATGCCTCGGAGATCTTAAGCTGGGCCTCTACAAAATCCTTCATCTTCTGGTCAATCGCCTCGACTTCCCAGGAAACCCTTCCGGTACCGGACTCGGCCGGCATATCCAGAGAATAGAAGAACTTTCCGGCGTTCTCTTTCCCGGAAAGCACATCCTGCATCTGCTTGAGCAGTTCCTCGGTCAACTCACTGACTTTATTCTCCACCTTGGCGTCATCCCAGGTCGGGTTGATCGCGCGGATTCTCTCACGTCTTTCCTCCCAGTACTCCTTCGGAGCCTTGACAATGTAGGCCAGGTTGATGCCGTTGTCTGTCACATACTTGAATATCGCGGGAATCTCGGATCCCTTGACAATCCAGCGCAGCGCTCCCCAATACTGGGGCACGGCGTAGAAGTCCCTGGCGAAGGAATATGTGTGGTTATAGGAAGCCGAAGCCCTGTGTTTGCCTGGATCCCGACGGTCATAGACTGGATAGACCATCACGCCGGTGTTCTGGCACCCATGCTCGAAGTCCCCGACCACTATATGCCGCACATCCTCGATTTTCCTGGAATCAGTCCATTCCAGTCTGGCGTTCTTGGCCGGGATGAACTCCAGCTTGGCGATTCTCGGCCGTCCGCCGATCCTCGCACCCCTTTCCAGGTACTTCGCGTCGAAGAATCCCTTCAGGTGAAGGTAGTCGGTCATGCAGCCCTTGATATAGCTGACGTAGTCCCAGCTCTCCAGCCATTCCTGGATCTCCCTGTCCTCTTCCCAGTAATGAAGAATCTCGCCATTCTCGTAGCCGAGGCGGTAAAGGTGCGGCCCCTGACCGAAAAGCAGTCCCATCTGGCGCTCAAGGATTCCTGGTCCGAGATTGTTGTCGTCAAGGATGTCCCTTAGGCGGGTGGGCAGGTCGTTGTCATGCCCGAAAGGCACCACTTTCTCACCGCACACTGAATATGGCATTGTCTCCCAGTTTCTCTGCCCGGCCATCCAAAGAACCGACTCTATGCTCTGGCCACGATTGTTGCAGAGGGCGAACGCCCTGCCGTCGTTAAGGGTCAGGACGTGTGTGTGATCAGATATCTTCTCTATCTTGCTCATAAGAGTACTGTTTTCTGCCCTTTGAACGTCATCAGCAGAGGTTGATAGAAACGGCGTTGGCCACCTGTCTCCAGATCCGTATAGGCCTCGATGATGTCGGCGTTCCTGTTGTGCTCCTCTGTCTCCCTGTGCCGAAGAATTCCGCGGCGAACATATACTACACCCTCGCTCTTTCCCAGTGAGGGATTGTAACTCATGAACGAGAACTCGAAAGACTCGCCGATCTCGCTCAGCCGCCTCATTTCCGCGATTGCCTCATAAACGTTCATGACGCGAAGATAGAAGGCTGATTCTACGGTAAAAGGACAGCACGGGTCTTTTCGATCGTCAGAACGACCCTTGAAAAAGGGAAGAAAAATGAGGGGAAAACCCGATTTATCCCGGCTTTTCGCGATTATTTTGTGATTATTCCGCTTAAAATCAGCCGTTTTCGGGTTTTGTGGCCTCCGAAAAGTCATTTTTTGTCATAGAAGAGGCCGGGCCGCACTCCGGAGCCGGCGCGATTGCGTCGGTTCTGGAAGGTGAAATATGACGCTGGGGAATCAGATGGCCCTGGGGTCGAACGCAGCCGATGGCACAGGGGACTTGCCGCTGGCCAAGGCACGCAGCTGCTTGGTCATCATCAGGTACTTGAGGGAGTCGGACGGATTTGTGGAGCGGGTGGGCAGCTGCTCCACGGGCAGTTTCTCAGAGCGCTTATCCTTAAACACCACACCGTTCTTGACTGTGGTCCTGGCATTCTCGAGGGAGAGCTTAAGATGCTTGGCAGCTTGCGCGTCGATGCGGATCACGGGCAAGCGGGGGTTGCGCTCCGACATAATCTCCTGCATGAAGGAGTACTCCTCAGGCTGCCCGATGTTACCCTGGCCGATGCTCATAAGCTGGACAGTCCAGCCTGTACGCTTGCCGGATGAGTCGTATTCAACAGCCTTTTTGAACTTGCCCACCTGGTCCTCACCCACGGACTTGTAGGTGTTACCGGCTCTGTCGTAATAGAGCATCAGGATCTTGACGCGAGTCGGTGCGAAGTATAGCCGGAACTTCTCTCCGAGATCCTGGATATATTCAGGGGCGAGGGTATAGAGGAACTTCAGGATCCTGACACAAGCCTTGCCTTTCTCCATCCCGTTCTGGGCGATTGACATCGAGCACATGTTGCCGAAGTCAACCCCCGCGATCAGAGGCTTGTCTTTGTCCAGGTATTTCAGCACCCGGCAATCCTCCCGCTCCATCATCCCCATGGAATCGTATGCTGTCTCATCGATGCCGTCGAAGTAGAAATGGCGCTCGGCGAGGGCGGCGTAGAACCGGTCACCTGACTCCAAGGTAGGTCGCATCGACAGGATGGCCGTGTTAAGATCCGGAAGCTTACCTGAGATGGCGTCCCCGAACCAGTCCTCGGTGAGGATGTCCACATTGATATAAGAGGAAGCCAGCATGAAGAATGTCCTGGCCTCCGGCCTTTTCCGCAGTTCCACCCACCTTGCACGCCACAGATCCGCCGTCCTGCATTTGTTGCGGTAGACCTCCAGATCCTCCCGCGCCTGTGTCCGGATCCATTTGTCTTTCGCCGCGACTGCCTCGTGCAGGCAGTCGTTATAGACCAGCCCGGCCCGCATCACCAGGGTCAAGGCCTCGACATCCATATTCGCCGATTGCTTCAGGATCCAGTCGTATTCCCCGACATGGGTGGTGTCCGGCATATCGGTCGTGAAACAGACACCTCGATAGAAGACGCTATGGCCGAATTCCTGCCGGTAGCCGCGGTTGGCCTTCAGCAGGTTGGCTATCTTGGACTCGGCGAAATACTTGACCTCATCCCCGAAGCAGAAGACATACGAGGCTCCGGCCAGTGTCGATGGGCGGTCCAGGGATCCGAACCGGATATTCGTGCCGGTGTAGAAGATTATGGTACGCTTGTAGGATACCAGTTTGTTGAACGGCTTCCAGAAATGAGGACGTAACCACTCGGGAAGATCGGCTTTCTCAGCGTCACTGAAGACAGGAGGCTCCCTCTCGATGACATAGTGGATATTCTCCCTCAGACCTTTGCGCTCGAGCCCCTCGAGAACGGAAGGGAGGATGTTGGCCATAAGATTCGAGAAGGTGTCGGCCACCCATACACAAGGGGCTCCAGGCATATCCTGGATCACGTCCAACAGGCGTTCCGCCTGGATGTCGGTTGTCTTGGCACCACCTCGACCTATAACCAGGAAACTCTGTCCGGCCCCGACCAGGGAAGCCACCTGGGCGATCCTGTTCTGGTACTGGACGCTCGCCGCTTGCGTGCTGTCTGGCTTAACCCTCTTCCTTTGCATCCTCAAGGTATTTGACTATGTCCAGGTCGCGGATCCCTGCGTCGATCTTCAGCCGCCTCTTGACCGAGTCCGGAGCCAAAACGCCATCGATCTGCCTTTCAAGCTCATCGCGGTTGGCGGCCGGTAACCCGATTGATTCTGGGGTGGCTGACAACAGCCTGTACATAGGCTGATAGATTTCGGCTGGCAGCTTGACAGGGTCGTCCTTATCCAGCTGCAGCGCCCTCGCCTTGTTGACCAGGATATTCGCCGCCCGCTCGTAGTCCTTGGTTTCCTTTGCGGCGTTCCGGGCGGCGATGTAGAGAGAATCGAACTGGTCGGCGATTTTCTCACGCATCGCCTCCTTGCTGATCTTGCGGTTGGTGTAGAACAGCTCGACCGCCTCGGAGTAGATGTCCGTTGCCCTCTGATAAGGGATATTGAAAGGGGGAGTGGTCAGGAACTTGATCGTTCTGCGCTTGCCGTACTGCCCGTCGAGGGAATAGATGAGATTCAGCAGATCGATATAGACCTGCTCTTTCTTTGACAGAGTACCGGGAGATCCGGAGGCGATGTATTCCTGAATACGCTCGAAGGCTCCTTCTTTCACGGCGCCGCCGAACAGGTCGAGTTTCGAGACGCTGAAGCTTTTGTCCCGGACGAGATCCTGGAACTTCGTGACAGAGTCATAGTCACCTGTGGCGGCGCACTTGGCCACCGCTATCTCGATCTCGGCTCTTTTCTCCAGACGACCCTGGTTGACCGCTTCGGCTATCCGGGAGGCTTGCCCCACATCCATGGTGACCGGAACTATTCCAGCCAACACCTGGCTGAAGGTGTCCTCTGACAACCCCAGGTAACCGGCCATCTCCGCGTCTGTCCATCCAAGGGCGGCGAGGTAGCCGAGATTATCGATTGTCTCTTCGCTCAGATCTTTCATATTCCTGGATCATTCTTTCGACTTCGGCAAGCTCGAGCTTACGTTGGGCGAGGCGGGCCGCGCGATCCTCCTGAAGGTCTGGCCTGTCACCCTTGGCCATCTCATGGCTGATCCTCCAGATGTTTCCCTTGAGGGCGCGCTGTTTCCTGACCAGAGAGGTGACAGGCAGAGTTCTTAGCTCCTTTAACCTCCGGGTAGTGGCGAAAACAGGATGTTTGCCCAGTACCCTTCGATGTTCCTTATAGTATTGAAATTCGGAGCGGATCTTACAATTTTGGGAAAAATTATCCACTGTTTTTCTTGCGGTGTCATAACACGCCTCCGGAGAGACGCAGTTGTACAGATCCTCATGGGCGTTGACATACCCGTGCCAAGAGGTGATCATGTCCGCGGCCAGGATCTTGAGTTCCGGTGGGCAGTCCGGCTCTGCAAGGAACGGCCACTCTTTCCGGAAGGATCCGTCACCCCTGGCCACGGTCTGGGAGAATGAGACCGACTCGGCGAAAGGGATGAGCGCTTTCCTAAGGAGATGCCCGAAACGATCCGGGAGCCTGGACACCAGTTCCGCCAGCCACCTGTTGGGGGCGTGAATACTCAAGAGCCGGAGTCCCTCTTCGACCCCGGCTCCCGAGCTTATCCATCTGTCAATCTCGTTCATCCGAGAAGGTATTGGTCAACCAGCCGGGCGATGGCCTTGTAGCCTTCGGGGGATGCCGTCACGAATTTCTTCCTGACGAATGCCTCGATGACCAGGTTCTCGCACGGGTTTGCCCTATAGACCGGGGTCACCAGGTTGCCGATTCGGAAACCTCCCTCGATGGGCCGGTGAAGGTTATTCTTGTAATAAGTCTTCATGAGGGTCTCATCATCCTCCGGTGATGAGGTCAAGACCTCGACCAGAGCCTCCTTGCTGAAGAACACAGGTAGCCGGTCGCAGTAGTGCCTGGACCCGGCGACATCCACGAACACGAACGGCCCCTTCAACTCATCAAGAGAGATGGGAGCGCAAGGGACGCAGTTGGCTGGTACGAGGATAAAGGTGTCGGCTATCTCCGGATTCGCCACGGCCTCGGCGAGAGTGTCCGTGAGCGAAGCGTCCCTCTGGACGATCATTACCAAGGGCTCCTCTCCGGTCATTTTAAGCCAGACCTTGGCCAGCTGCTCTCCGGTACCGGGATAGGCGCACACAACCAGCCTGAAGGAGACTTGAGGTGTCTCGGTTGCCACGGCTTCAGCCGGGGCGGCGGTCTCCACCGTCGCCTCGGCTTTCACCTTAGCGTTGCTTTTCGCGGTGGCCATACGCTACGCGCCTCCCTGTGTCTCGGTTGTCGCGTCGGCCGCCACCTCAGGCATCTCACCGGAGTACTCCCCGGCCAGGAATTTGTCGGGAATAGTCTGGTTCCAAGTGAGGGTGCGCTTCGTGGCCTCGTTGTCCAATTGGGACTCAACGGACAGACGCAAGGGGTTGCAGACACGCCCGATAATCTGGGGACGACCGGCTGCCGTGCCGTCACACTCGGTCACGATGGCTATGACACCCTTGTTCTTGAATACCTCGAGGAAGTTCTTGATCGCCACTGAGTTTCCGGGATGCTCGAACACCAGGCCGTTCCTGACACCCTCGGCGTCCGGGTCACCGGCGAACTCCTCGGTGGGATGGATGGTTGAAGAAGTGGCGTAGATAGATACGGCCTTCGCACCTGTCTTCAGGGTCAGGTTTCCCTGAACCGCCACATCACCCACCTCGCGGGTAGGCTCGCTGGCCACATCCTCGACATCGACAATGATAATCTGCGATTTGCGGGGCGTGGGGCATCCTGCCCCATCACCCGGCTTTGGAATAGATACTTTAGTGTACATGATACCTTCGTGTTAGGGGTTAAGCGCCTTCACCGTCACCGGCACCTTCGCCGTTACCCTCTCCGGAAGTGGCGGCCTTGCCGTTCTCCCACTTGCTCTCGTCGGGAGTGTCGGAGACGATGGCCTCGACGGGGACATAGCCGTCAGGGACGGCGGCGTACACGGCCTCGGCGATCTTGAATCCTGTCGAGAGGGAGTACTCGCCGAAGATCTTGACGTCGTAGTTCTGCTCCTCGACTTTCACGATGCAGTTCTCCGCCTTGCTGTAGTCCACCAGCTCGACGAAGTTCTCCTTCGGGGTGGCGAAAAGGATGGGAGAGTTGTACATCGACACGAGAGCGACGAGACGGAAGTTCGTGAAGCGGATCTCACCGCCATTCTCGAGGCCGGTGTACTTGCCGTTGATGGCGAAGTCCGCCCTCTTGTACCTGGTGAGGAACTGCTCCGAGCAGTACACCACGGTACCCTTGGCGAAGAGTCCGGAGATGCTGTCCACGAAGCCGTCCACATAAGCCAGGATCTCGGCGTCGGTCATGGACGTGAAATCGGCCGCAGCCTTGTAGTAGTTGATCTTGCAGCCGGGAGTGGTCTTGCCCTCGACAAGGATGGTCTCGAAACCGTCCATGGAGTCCTTTGCGGCGGAACCGGCGTCACCGTCGGAGACACCGGCGCTGTGATCGACATACTTGCCCTTGGCGATCATCGAGAGGGTGATGTCGTCCAGGATCTTCGGGAGGATATGGTTCTCCACGATATACCTGGAGATCGGCTGCTCGGCCATGGTCTTGCCCTGCTCGTACAGGAACAGGAGCCAGCTCTTGATCACATCGGCGGGCTGGATCAGCACGTTGATCTTGTGCCTGCGATAGGCGATGCGGATCGGGGTGAACTTGACCGCTCCCTTGGGAGTCCACTTGGGAGTGAACTGCTGGGAGACCTCGGACATGATCGCGGCGGAGGCGATGAAGTCGGTGTTGCTCTGGACCCTGGTCATGTGCTGAGCGTCCGGGAAGCCGTTGTAGATCCTCTTGGTCAGGATCTCCAGCTTCACCTTCGGAGGCATCACCATGCTGAACTCCTGGTTCAGGTCGGCGATGTCGATGGTCGCGTCGTCCATCGCGGCGAAAGCGAGGGGATTGACGGAGTTCAGGGCCTCGGCCACAATCTTGTTATGGGCGGCGGCCATGTTGATCCGGAAGACCTTCTCCTTGGCGGAGAGGGGAGCGGGCTTGGCGGCGGGTGCCGGCTCGGGCTCGCTCGAGAGCTCGGTAACATCCCTCTGAAGGGACTGAATCTTGGCCCTGAGGGCGGCGGTGGCCTCACCGGTCTTCGCCTCGACGGCGGCGTTGAAGAGATCCAGGGCATCGGCCTCAGCCTCGATGTCGATGGACTCGAGCTTGTCCAAGAAAGCCTGGCCGTATTCGTCGCGAACCTTCTGGCGCTCCTGGTCAGTGAGCGAGACCTTGCCGTCCTTGACGGTAAGCTCGCTCTTTCCGAACAGACGGGCGACAAGCTTGCCCATCTTGGAGTTGTTGAGATTTTCCTTTTTCATTGTAGTACTATGAGAAATGGTTGATTAGTTGATCTCTGAGAGGGCGAAGACCACCTCGATGGTCTCGTCAAGGGTCTTGACGGCGTCAGCCATGCCGTTGGCTATGGCCTTGGCCGCCGGGAACATGGCACCGGTCAGGACTCCTTCAGCGTCCTTCTTGAGGTTTGGACGGCCCGCGACAACAGCGTCCTGGAAACGGCTGGCCAGCTCATCGAGCTCATCCATTGCCGGACCGAAATCCCCTTCCAAAGCCTTCCTGTATGAAAGGTTCTTGTCGTCTGATTTCCTGGAATAGACGGTTATCTCCCGGATACCGGTCTGCGGATCTGGTGCTGAGGTGTCCCGCATTACATAGTAGCAGCCAACTGATCCGATCTCGGACATCTCGTTGTCGAGGTAGATCACGTCACACTGGCTGGCCACCCAGAAGGCAGCCGATCCGCACATATCGGCATGAACGTAAACGGACTTGCCTTTGGAGCGCGCGTAACTGATAGCCTCAAGGAGCGGGGGAACAGCTGAGGATGATCCGCCGCCGGAATCAATGTCCAGAATAATTCCTGCCACGTCATCCTTGTCAGCGGCGTTCTTGATGGCATCCGCCCATACCAAGGTGCCGTAACTTTCACAGGTATTATACTTTGTCATCGTCCCGTGGATAGGGACAATCGCGACAAGTTTGCTATTGCCTTCTGCGGGAGCCTGATCACTGTAGGATCCGGAATCTTTGCCGAATTTCTCGCCCTGGATCTCATAATAAGGTACCGGCGAGTTTGACTCCATCTCCACCGGCATCTTGGAGAGGAAGGCCCTGGCGATGGGAATGAGAGTGTCAGGGTAAGCGATAAGCCACTTGCCCCTGACGATATCCCTGGCCAGCTTGAATGTGTCCGCTTTCATATTCAGATATCTTTCTGTCGCGAAGATACCATTCAGCCCTCCAGAGAAAAGGACATGACAAAAATAGCCCCGGGAATGCTCCCGGGGCCGGTTGAATGTTCGATTGAATTATGGTGTTTACCGCTCCGGCCAGGACCATGTGGCTGAGATCTTGACGGTGTCGGCGGTGGATATGTCAAGCTTCAGTGGCAGATCGGCGCTGCCGAAAGACTCGACTGAATCCTCATCCTCGCAAAATCCCACCTGGAGGATCATGTTGTCCCTGAGAATGCCGTCCTCCCTGGAGAGAGTGGCGGTGATCTTGGCGGTGGCCAGCCTTCCGGCGGCCTCGGTCTTCCTGGTGATCTCCAGCAGTCCGGTCGCTGGTACCAGCGGCAAATCCACCCATTTGCCGTCTCCCAGATCCAGGCTCTGGGCCCGGAGTGTCTTGATAATCCTAATCATCTTTTAATCCTTTGAGGTTAATAGTCGAGTCTATGTATTCAGCTTTGCGCATCAGGCGTGTTGTGAGAGACTCCAGAGTCTGCTGCGACCGGCGATAGACCCGCTTGTGTAGAGAGTCGAAACAGTCAACGGAGAATAGCCCTCTGGACACGATGAAGGCTTCCACAACATCCTTCTTCTGGTGGCCAATTTCCAGCCCTTTCAAGTAATAGGCGTGGAAATCGATGTCAAACACGGCCTTCAGCGCCATATTCAGAGCGGCGGTAGAAGCGGGAGAGTACCACAGCCACTTGCCCAGCAGGGGCTTGGTAGCGCTGTCGTTAGGCAAAGAGAGGTTGACAGTGACTGACCGCGAACCTCTGGAGACCGGCTCCCTCTCCCGCCCGTTATCGGTTACCTGGCAATGGGCGACAAGGAGCCTGCCAATGCTGTTCCCCGCGGTGACTCGCAAGGGGGCCCCTTCCTTATCCGGAGGGAAGATCCAGGCGAGATAGTCAGCCAGCATCGGATTATCCACTTTCAATTTGACATCAGTCATACATCTAGGCTATTAGCGCAAACAAAGATAACTCATTAATTCTAATCGGGAAATGACAAAACGGCATCAATCGTCCTTGACGTACACCGGAAGCCCGGCCTCGATCCGGCGCTTGAACAACTGATATGTGGACGTCCTCACATAATCGGTGTACCACATCCCCTTGTCGGGGCCGATCAGAACCTGGTACAGAACGGGTCTCCAGTAGTGGAGATCCCTGACCACTGCGGGCCTCATCCCGTCCGGCACACTCTCGTAGCGCCAGACGGACAGCGATCTCCCGGAGGCCCATATTCCAGGGAGTATCTTCACAGCGTCAAAACTCATTCAAAAAGAGAGAGAAAGTTTTTTGGCGAAAGTTTTGACGCTCTGACGCTGCGCTTGTAATCGCCTGATTATTAACTTTTTATCTGCGTCAAAATACCGAAATGGGGTTTTGACGCTGCCGGTGAAAAATCCGGCTGAAAATGGCGTAACTAATTGATTCATAATGGTGTCAGTTTTGTTTTGATGTTTTCGGCTCTCGGTGTGGTTTCGGTCAAATCACTTATGTTTTGACGCTTTCTGACGCAGTTTTGACGCTGCTATCTTCTTATTATTCAATTATTTATCATTACTGCGTCAAAACTTTGATGAAAAAACAAGAAATTTTTGTCCAGATGATAAAAACGGTTGTCCGGATCCAAAAAAAGGCCCCGGCACTTTCCGCCGGGACCGTCCTTTTTGACGCTCTGTACTACTGCTGTCATCCGAATATGGGCATGTCTTCTCCGGGCGCCGCGTCCCCTCCCTCCTCATCGGACTGGCCGAGGATGGAATTGACCGGGAGCTGCTCCTCCCTTGTGGTGTCGATGTAGAAATAGTACTTGTCCTCGTTATGGATCTTCTTCCGGATCTCGTTCCTGTCCTTCTCCGTGGCCGTTCTCAGGAGACATTTCGGGTTGAACACATAGTCCTTGTACTGGCAGAACATCACGAGCTTGTTCCGGAAGGTCCGGGGCTTGATGTTCTCGGCCATGGTCTTCGGGAGCGTGGCCTTGTAGTCCTCCAGCAGCTTGTCCTTGTCAAGCAGCTGGTTCAGCTTGTCATCGGTGAAGTAGTCCTCAGCCCACCAGAGGAACTCGTCTGTCATAGCCCTCTGGAGGTTCCTTTGCTCCAGCTTCCTCATCGCCGGCTGGATCCTCACGTTGAATTTCTTCCACACCATAATACAATCGAACATGAAGTTGTAGAACCTGTTCATATCCTCAGGGCTGTAGTCCTGAAGGAGCGTTCTTCCGAACTCCGTCTCCGGAGAGCGGAAGGGTACACCGTTCATCTCATCCTCGGCGTGGTAGTAGTCGCTCATCGCGACGAACCAGGTGCGCCGTTTCAACGAGTTGTCGTAGTTGGCCATGGCGTGGTTGGCGGAGTAGGACACCTTGGGCGAATCCCTGAATGAAATAGTGACCTGGTCGGCGTATTTCGCATTCACCTCCATCTGGCCGGTGATCCAGTTCATGAACCTGTGCATATCCACCTTGGCGTTAAGGTCATCTACGTAGATGTTGTCGGTGACTCCGGGCTTCACCTGCTGAAGGATGAATTCCATCTTGTCGGACTTCACGGCCTGGCCGTCGATGTACACCTGTTTACGCAGATAGCTGACGCTCTGCATCAGCAGCGACTTGCCGGTACCGCCGCGGTGTTCGCCAACCGATCCCTGCTCCGTCTCCATGGCGTACACACCGTATGCCTTAGCCTGGTCCTTGAACCTGGAGAGCAGGTAGCCGATGCTGGCCACCTTCGCTATGAAGTTGTGGTCATGCTCCCTTATCTCATCATCGGAAAGCGCGAACCCGGCCTCCTCCTTCTGCCAGTAGATCTTGCCGGTGTTATAGACGAACCTCAGGAAGTCGAACTCGTTGTCGCTGATCTCCAGCTTGTACCTCTTCTCCACCCTCACTGCGTCAGTTTCCTTCTTTAGCGAAGCGAAATTGGGGGAGTGGGGGGTAGCGGCCGCGAGGGAGGCGCGTTTCGCCGCGTACTCATCCGACCAGTCCACCGTGAACAGCGGCGCGCTGACGCTGAAGTCGTGCTGGATGATCTTGTCGGAGTACACCATGTAAGGGCACTCCGACGGCTTGACCTTCTCGATGCCGTTACGGCTCACCTTGAATATGCCGTTCCTGAAGAAAAAGAAGTCCGAGGCCGCCGTGTAGGCGTCGAAGTTGGGCGCCACCCTCCGGAGATTCCTCAGCGAGCTCTCCTGGAGCTGCGGGCTCCGGAATATCGCGTTGGCCAGCGCCTGCCTGTAGTATTGCGGGTGGCTGGTGATGAACTCCTGGAGGTAGTTGACGCAGACCATCGAGATCTCGGAGCTGTCGATCACCGTCACCACATTGTCCTTGATCCGGCAGTAGGTGTATTTCTTTCCGCTGTCGGAAATGGTGTAGAAACCGCTCGCCTCGAGGAAGGCGTACAACTGTGAGTTGTTGATGTCGTAGCCGATGAAATTGCCCTTACGGTCGCGTTTCTCCTGCCAGAACTGCAGTCCTCCGGACAGTTTGACCAGGCCGTCGAAAAGCCTGTCGATCGTTGTGCCCTGCGTCTTGTTGTAGTGCATGAAGAAGTCCTTAGCGTCCTTGCAGGGTTTCCCCGACCGCGTCCTGACCTCCTTCAGGTCAGCGGGAAGCTTTATGATGGAGATGTCCAGGAACTTCTTGGCGATCCTGTACATCTGCGTTATCCCCGTCTCGTCGATATCGTAGAGGATGTAGATCTTCTTCGCTATTTTCGTCAGGGTCGCGTACTCCTTGTCCGAGAGGTCCGCCGTCTCAGAGTTGAGCCAGCAGACGTGGTACCCGGCTCTCCGGACGTTCAGGGCGTCGGAAGGCCCTGAGCAGATGATAAGCTCCTTCCACTGCAGGTCTTGTTCCACCGACTCGGAATCCTCCGGATCCCGGGGGACCAGGAAGGGGTTGCCGCTCGAGTCCGAGGCCTTGGCGTACATGTCCAGGAACTCCCTCTCTCCGGAGATAAGGTTCTCCGGCTTGTGGCCTGTCCACATGAAGCGGAGTTCCCCGAGCGGCTGGTAGATCTTGCCGTAGGAGCCGTAGTCGTAGAAATAGATGGGATAGCCCTCGTTGCCTGAGATCCTGAAGCTCTTGCCCTTGGCGTTACGCCTGGTGATGTAACTCTTGACAGGCTTGAGACAGAACATGTCGCAGATCTCCTGGGTGATCTCGCGGCCGAGAAGCCTCAGCTCGGCATCGGTGAAAAGGCCGTCATCCCGGGTCTCCACGGTGATCTCATCCTGTGGCGGCACCTCCTGGATGTCGGGCTTTGGCCCCATGGCCTGTCCGGATCCGGAGTCGTCGAGAAGGTGCGGGGCGAACCGCTGGGCGATCCACTCCAGGGCCTGGGGATAACTGAGGTTCATCTCCCTTCGGGTGAGGGAGATCGCGTCGTAGGCCTTGGTGTCGTCGCCGCCCTTGTCCTGGAGCCACCACTTGCCGGACTTCTCGAACACCGTGCAGGAGGGCTTCCGGTCATCGGCCCCTCTGATGCTGAAGTTCCTCCGGTTGGAGAACCCCACGGCGCTCTGCGGGTAGAAATGGAGGATCACCGCCTTCCCGTTCTCTGTCGCGGCGTAGATGTCCTCCGCTTTTATCTTGAAATCGCTCATATCTCAAACGGGTTGTAGAGCAGTTTCGCGGGATGTTTCCCGTCCGCCAGATCAACCTGGCTGGAGAAAGTCGAGCAAGACGCTATGCTCTGCTTGAGGTACAGTATCCTCTTTATCACCTCGGTGTCAGTCTCCTGACCGATGGGCACTCCATCGTATTCCCTCAGCTGTATCCTCCAAACACCGACGGCTATCCGGATGGCATCCTGGAGAGCCGTCCAGTCGGGCCTGTCCATCTCGAGAACCGAGACGAGGCCCCTGCTGTCCTTGTCGGCGTACATGGCTATGAGTCCTGCTCGGGGAACAGCTCCTCGGTGTAGTGGATCTCGCCGGTCACGTAATTGACGTGGCGACAAATACTCTCCCTGTAAAGCTTCATCGGACGAGTCCTGCCCGTGAGGTATCTCCAGGCGGCGGTGGCTCCCACCCCGTCCTGCATTATCAAACCTTGTAGGGCGCTTCGCCGCGCCGGAGTCAGCGACTCCCAAATCTCCTTGATCGTCATATCGATATATGTTTATATGTTCGTATGTTCATATTTTTATATTTTCATCGCCGCTGCCGGCAACGCACAAAAAAAGCGGTAAGACATCACTGTTTACCGCTTGAAGTTCTCCAAATAAGGAGTGCTGACTTTGTTTGAAAGGATGATATTAAATTCTCAACGACACTGAGTTTAATTCATTGCTGATCCTGGCCAATGCGGCCGTGATCTTTTTCATGGTTTTTTCTCCTGGAAATACAGACCCTGACTTATATGCCCTCATTTTGCTCTCGTTTATTCCGGCATACTCCGCGAATCTCGAAACATTTATATAGTCCAGAAAATTGAACAGAGAGGGAATATCATATTTGTACTCGATAGTGATATCTTCAAATTTAGTCCCGCTCTGGCTGGCTTCAATAGCTTCATGGATGCTCTCCTCGAAGTCTTCCTTGGCTTCAGCGACATTGTCCCCGAAACCTCCGAAGAAATGATTGTCGATACTTGAATCTGAATAGACCGAAAACAGGCCGTCTATGCCCTTTTCAATGATTGCTGTTACTGTCATGATAGTGGTGCGAGTGTATTATGTTGTCTTTCTTCCTTGCCTTTGTTCTTTAACAGGTGGGGATCACTTGATCCCCGCCTGCCTTAAAATACTACTCAGAGTGCCTTTCGGTACCTCCCTGCTTCCGTGTCGTGGAACCGGGAAAGTGGCTCCCGTGAGGGGTGAGAACCATTGGTCGTGCCTCTTGCCGTTTCCAATGCAATAACATCCTTTCTCTCTCAAGAGTTTCGTCAATTCATTAATTCTCATAAACTCCGATTCAGTATTATTTGAAAGAACTGATGCAAAGGTAGCGTTTTTGTTGCTAATATACAAGAAAAACAGTAACTTTTTCGCTACTTTTTAGCGGTAAACAGTATGTCAAAGAGCTTTCTAAGGACCAGGGCCCGGAGTCGAACCGGAATAATGAAAAAGTTATGGATCTTTCCCTGCCGGGGGAGCGCCCTGGTCTGTTCGAGCTTAGCAGCGCTACTGGCTTCCTAAGGCCTCTAATCCACCCATGGTGGGGATGATATTGTTGAATAATTTTTTTTGAATTCTTCGGGATCCCTCATTGCTGCCATCAAGGCTTCACAGAAAAGCATGAGTAGAGGTTTGCACTCCATCAGAAGACTTACAATGGCAAACACAACACCACCAAAAGACTCTGGGGAGCGGCTATCGAATGTTGTTTCAATGAGACCATCATGGTCGGTTATTGATAGTAGCGTTCTATCTTCTTTTCCCATATCCGTATCATTTTATATCACCATGCTTTCGAACCATTCCTGGCCACCGGGGCCGAACATCCAGAAGTCATCGAAACGCAACCCGGCCTCCTGGTTCCGGATCATCTGCCTCTCCAGGAATTCCTCATGAGACTTGGCCGCTCTCACCTTCGCCCATCGCGCGTTAGCTGCTATATTATGTCTCCCGCTTTCCTCCCTAAGGCATCCGCAGGATAAGACTCTTCCGGTGCGCAGATTCCTTCCGGACAGTATTTTCCGCTCGCCACAGGCGCATTGGCAGAGCCAGTAGGCACGTCCGCCATGGATCCCGCTCGGTCCCACGACAGTCAATCGGCCGTACTTCTGTCCTGTCATGTCAATTACCGGCCTTCCTGCGGCTCTCTTTTTTATCACAATCTCATCCATGGTAATCATACGCTTCTTGTTATTCGGCACCAACCCTCATCGATGGGCTTGCAGCACCTCCGGAGGTTGCGGTTGTACCACCAGCAACCAAGGCACGCATTTTTAGGGGGGGGCGTTTTCATAATGTCACGATTTTGGGGTCGTTAAGCATCTCCTGGAGCCTTCTGTCCCTGGCCGCCTTGGTGGGGAAGTTCTCGACGGTCCGCCAGGCTCCGTCCGAGACCCATTCCTTTATTCTCGGAGCGGGGTAGTCATCTGACCTGAGGATCCTGAATCCCGCAGCCTTTAGCTTCTCGTAGTTGTCTTGTCCTCTCATTGGAGTGAAATCGTTGAAAATCAATACAAAAAAATACAAAATTAGTTGATTTTGTTTTGCAAATTCAAATAAATTTTGTACCTTTGTATTGCAGTCAGGTGACTGACACGGGAGAATCCGAAAACCCTGAACAGAGTAGGAAAAACCCACCAAAGTTTTGAGACATGAGCTTCAGAATCACTATCAAAATTTGGAGACTTAGATTGACGATGGAACTCGCGATCTAGTGACCAACGGAGACCGGGAGACCGGTCTCCCCTTGGTGGGTTAGTGCAAAGATACAAAATCTATGGAATCAACAAACAATTCAAAGAGCTGGGGCGGAGCCCGCGAGGGGGCTGGCCGCAAGAAGATGGGCGAAACCGCCAAGAACGAGACCGTGGCTCTGCGCCTTAGGCCTGAACTCAAAGCCAGGCTGTTTCAGGTGGCCCGCGAGCGCGGGATCAGCGCGAGCGAACTCATGGCCCGGTTGATCGAGACACTCTGATCCTATCCGGGATCCGGATCTTCGCCCGGGGACTCCTCCTCCGCCTCGACCTGCGAGACCAGGGCCGTGACATAGCGGTTCCCCTCTCCCAGGGAGATCATCATACCTCTTCCGTTGCCGGTTATCCGTACGAATGTTCCCACCATCATTATTCCCATTGCTGGGAACCTGACCGGATCACCCGGCCGCAATCTGAACGCCTGTTCCTTTTCCATTTTATGCAGCGTTTTCTGTCGTTCTCTTAAAAAGGGCGGGAGAGCCGCCGAGCCGCCCTTGAATCCTTGCGTGAGAGTTGATTGAACCCACGGCTCTCTTCACGCGGTTGGCCAGCCTCGCCAAGGACCACAACCCTTTCCGAATAAGGACCAGCGAACGGAAAAACATCGTGCGGAAAAACCGTCCGCAGTCTCCCATCCTCCAGGCGATGGCGAGGGTGGCCAGATGCCACCAGGGGAATTCCTTCCCCGAAATAACACTTGTTAACAGGCTGACCGCCAGCGCCCCGGCAGTCAGCAGAGCCACCGCCCTCCAGACGGTGACGTCCATCTCTTCGATTGATTTCATAACTCTCACGCATTTTTAGGATTACTTTGTTATATTTGCATTTATTGCATTTTGGTATCGATTCGGGTTTCTTGTGTGTTTCTTTTGCAAATGTAAGCAAATGTAACTTACGAAACAAGAAAATAAGTTACAAATTTTAAAAAAATTATTTTGCTAATATGAAAAGTATTGATATTAAAGGCTTTAGAAAAGTTAATAAGATCTCGCAAGTGGATCTTGCCGCTTTTTTATCGACCTCTAGGCCATTCATATCGATGGTTGAGCAAGGAAAAAGTAAGTTACCTTATGACAAACTCCAGCGCTTGTTAAACAACGATAAAGGCTGGGATATTTCTATGTTACAGCCTGATTCACACTCTGTCAAAGTGGGTGATAATTCTTCCGGGGTTGTTGTGAATGGCGATAATGTTCATAGTCCTATCGACAACCGCCACTATTATTCCGACTCCCCGGATGTACTTCGGGCACAGATTGACATATTAGACGAACGCATCAAAGAGAAGGACGCCCAGATCAAGGAGAAGGACGCCCAGATCAAGGAGAAGGACGCCCAGATCAA